ACGGAGCTGCCTCTCCGATACTCCATTCTGTTTTATCTCCCATATGACCGACGCAAAGAACAACCGCCTCTTTCGCTGTAACGTTCGCGCTTAAAACCTCCGGCGGCTCAAAGACTACGTTTTTAATTGCGGCGACCTTTTCCAAAGCCTTATGCAGTAACACGTAGGTGCCGTGACAATCCCATCCGGCGTCCTGCCGATTCATCCCTATCTCTTTCAACACCTCCGCTACCTTTTCCGGCACGTTATGTTTCTTCATACAACCTCCAAAGTTTTATGGCTTCTTCTTTCTCAACATCGCTCCACCTCCAATCGTCAAAGTCAGGAACGTATAGTCTCGCGACCTCTTGTATGTCTGCTGACACACTCAAAACGCGCATCATCGACATCGCTGCCTGTTTGACCGTCTGGAAATGTTTTTTTACGTTTGGAACATCCCGAACCAATACTTCTGATTTGGTGGATGTCACATGTATATAATCTAAAACGGGTATGCATCCTGTGGCGTGGGCGTATACAGACATCTGTCTGCAAGTTGTATCAGGAACCACCGAAGGCATCCTACCCACCGTTTTGATGTCCCTAACTATGTCTTCATATTGAAGGTCTATGTATCCGATTATGGGGACTGGCAATTCATCTAATGTTATAGATATTTTTGTTTGAGCACTGACCGGGGTAGGCAATTCTTTATAATGATCAAATGCCGCCTCCATGTACTTCGTTAATAAATAATATTCTTTGTCGGTTTTCTTCTGATCCGCTGCGGCGCCAAAACTCTCTGACTCTTTTTTCTTCTCGTCAAAAATGCTCAATGCATGTTTTTTCGCGTCCGCTAAATCACATCGCTCAAACAGGTATTTAGTGATGGCGTTGTCTACCGCGGTCCCTCGCCACATCGCCGGTATTCCAGCAGGGTCTTTGAAACCGCTAACCTTAAGGATCCATCTTGCTGGGTTCTGAATGAACTCGTTTATAGAGCTCGCGCTGAGGTGTTCAATTCCGTGTGTTGTAAATGGGTCGTTCATAGGAGCCCTCCTGTCTTATAAGTGCTATTTTAAGCACACATCGTACTGGCAAGCAAGCTTAGAGTCTGTTAGTCTGTCCCCGACTGAGGTGGCTTTACTTCCTGCCTTTAGTGATGGTCGTCGTCCACCAGATACGTCAAAAGGGCGACACGATAGGAGTTTTTATGAAGCTACAAGTTTGGATCAAAGCGAATAATCTAACGCAGAGAACGTTTCATCAGCGCTGTTTAGATGCGGCAGATAAAGAAAGTGGCGTGTCATTTCACAGCGTATCCAAATGGTGTGCAGGCACGCGGATACCCAGTTTAGAACATATGCGTTTGATAAATGAGTTAACGAGCGGGGAAGTCCAGGCTAACGACTTCTACGGTTTATAGATTGAGTATCGAGGCGCTCAGCTGGGCTAAGAACCAGGTCTGTGACACGCCAACTACAAAACTCGTCCTGTTTGTACTTGCGAATTATGCGGATGAGCAGGGCAGTTGTTATCCATCGGAAAAACATTTAGCGCAGATTTGCTTGGTGAGTGACAGGACAATACGGCGCTGTTTGACTTGGTTACGCGACGCCAACATGCTGACGATAAAAAGGAGGCCATCCACAAGTAACAGGTATTTTCTCAATATGGACACTGGTGTCCGGTACGTCAGGAAGCCGGTGTCCTACTATACTAAAGATAAACTAAAGAAGAGGGGGTTGAATGATATTGCTGGATAAATTAACAGAACAGTACAACATACCGAGCCGCGATCTTAGAGACGGCCAACAAAAAACAAAATGTCCTGAGTGCCAACCAGAACACAACCCAAGAGATAACCCTTTATCTATAGACGTCCAACCGGGACAAATACTCTTCCACTGCCACCACTGCGGTTTCAAAGGAGGAGTTTTAGATGATAAATCGGTGTTCACCTCGCAAAAAAAGAAGGCGCCCGAACCTGTTAGTTATTTGCAGCACAGCAAGCCCAGCGCTTTCTTAACATCTTATTTCACGGAAAGAGGTATCAGTGAATCTACCTGGAAGGCCTTCAATTGCTTCACCGCAGATAATCAGTGGATCGGTTTCCCGTACAACGGACACGAAGGGCAAGCAGACCTGATCAAATACAAAACTAAGGATAAGCAGTTTAGACAGACCAAAAACCCACAAAAAGCATTGTACAACTATGGCAACGTGAAAGACGCAAAGGAGGTTGTGATCGTTGAGGGAGAGTGCGACGTCCTTTCTGTTTACGAGGTCGGCATCAAGTCGGTGACGACGCTCCCGGACGGCGCTCCATCTCAAGCTAATTTTAAGGAGGGGGACAAACGTTTTGAGGTGTTGAGAACCCATCCGCTCAAAGCGGAAAAAATAATTCTGTGCGTTGACGAAGACGCAGCGGGAGACAATTTACGCAAGGAACTGTTACACAGATATGGGAAGGCTAAGTGCTGGCGGGCGCGTATGCCGGAAGGTTGCAAAGACGCAAATGACGTTTTACTGAAACACGGCGTTACAGCGCTGCAGAAATGCATCCGTGATGCCGTTCCGTATCCTGTGGATGGACTGTATCTGGCTGGGAGATACAAGGATGAGGTGGTGGATCTTTACCACGGCAACTACGACAGGCCGATTACCGTGGGATATCCGAACCTCGATGATATATACAAAATTATGAAAGGAACGTTCCATACTTGGACGGGAATCCCGAACCACGGCAAGTCAACTTTCTTAGACCAGTGTTTGGTGGAGGTTGCTAAGAAACATGATTGGCGTTTTGCGATGTTTAGCCCTGAGCACTCAACAAAGATGCATCTGAGGAGGCTCGCACAGGTTGTGGTTGGTAAACCGTTTGATCAGAACATACACGGACGGATGACAGAGCAGGAGCTACGGGACGCGATGAACTGGATCCACAAGCACTTTTATTTCATTGAGACAAAAGAGCACATACCAACCATCGGCAAGATTTTGGAGATCACAAAAGGCGCGATACAAAAGTTTGGGTGCAACGGGTTGGTGATAGATCCATATAACGAGGTAGACGCCAGCAAGCGCGGAAGCAGTAGAGAGGATGAGCATATCCGGGATTTTATAAGTCTGTGCAAGCGATTCTGTAAAATGCATGACGTAACTGTATGGGTTGTCGCTCATCCTACAAAGATGAGAAAGGAAGACAGCGGAGGATATAACCCGCCCACCGCATACGATATATCTGGCGCAGCGCACTGGCACAATCAATCGGACGCCGTGGTCACAGTCCATCGCGATTTCGATGCAAATACCGTGCGCATCATCACCCGAAAGATACGTGAGCAGGGGCTGTATGGGAAAATCGGAGAGGCAACTTTCGTATACGACGAGGCAACACAAAGATTCAAAGAACCCTCCTTTCATGATTACACCTCAAGATACGGCGACTGATGAGTTTAGCTGAACAATTGATGGCGACCGTCCTGCGAGATGCAGGCCACGAGTTTGAGCGCGAATACAGGTTCCACCCAAAAAGGAAGTGGCGCTTTGATTTCGTTGTGGTCCCGGTAAGTGAAAAAATTGCGATAGAAGTAGAGGGAGGTATATGGAGCCAAGGGCGCCATGTGAGAGGTAACGGGTTCATGAATGACGTGGAGAAATATAACGCTGCGGCAACGATGGGGTGGTGCGTTTTGCGTTACGCACCCACACAAATACCAAGAGTGGTTGAGGATATAAAAGATGCAAGACTCACAAAACGAGAAAAAAAACAAAGACGAAAAGTGGGACAACGTAATAAAGGAGATGCAAAGTCCTCGTGACGATCTAGACAGCGCGTTGTACAAGTGGGCGACTGCGATACAGAACGAGCAGTCTGCTGGCCTAGAGGCTGCGGAGGCAGAGGCAAATTTCAAGGGCTGGGAGGCCGCTTCTCAAGACGCAATGATCAACGGCGGAGCTTCTGTATCCCGGGCGCTGGTATCAACCAGATCAACGACGGAGTGGGCAGAACGATACCTTGCCTTTCAGAAAGCAAGTGTCGCGAAAGAGACAAAAAAACGCATTGTTGAATTTAGTAGGGCGCGGTGGGAAACTGAGCGGACGAGACAAGTGTCTCTTCGTCAAGTCCAGTGATGCCAGTTACCAAATGGGGCAATTTATGAAAGTTCAGTCTCTCCCGATATCGGATATAAAGCCCTACGAACAAAACCCTAGAAAAAATAACGCTGCGGTAGCAGGCGTGATGCGTTCAATACAGGAATACGGTTTTCAACAACCGCTCGTTCTAGATGTTAATCATGAGGTTGTGGTAGGCCATACTAGGTTGAAAGCAGCGGACGCTTTGGGCATGACTGAGGTGCCCTGTGTCGTGGCAGAAGGCCTCACAGATGAGCAAGTGAAGGCCTATCGCATCATGGATAATAAAAGTGGAGAGGTAGCAGAGTGGGACTACGACCTACTTAAAGGCGAAGTATATGACCTGATGGAGCTGGATTTTGATTTGGACCTTACGGGCTTCAGTGAAGTTGACCTTCAAGAGCTTGGTTTGCTAGATCCGGAGGTGAACGAAGGATTGGTGGACGAAGATGAGGTTCCAGATGCTCCAGCGAATCCAACCACGGTGAATGGAGACGTTTGGTTGCTAGGCAGTCACAGATTAATGTGTGGAGATAGCACTAGCTTTGAAGACCTTTCACGGCTCATGGACAACCGAAAAGCCGACATGTGGCTTTCAGATCCACCGTATAACGTTAAGTACGAAGGAAAAACCAAAGAGGCTCTGACAATACAAAACGATGCTATGGATGACCAAGATTTCCGTCAATTTTTGACCGACGCATTTTCAGCGGCTGATAGTGTTATGAAGGCAGGAGCGGTCTTTTATATTTGGCACGCAGATTCTGAGGGATATAATTTCAGAGGCGCAGCAAAGGATGTAGGCTGGCATGTGCGTCAGTGTTTGATATGGAAAAAACACGTGATGGTGATGGGAAGGCAAGATTACCACTGGAAACACGAGCCTTGCTTATATGGCTGGAAGGCTGGTTCTGGTCACTTATGGGCTTCTGACAGAAAGCAGACCACAATACTTGAGTTTGACAGGCCCATGCGGAGCACAGACCATCCAACAATGAAGCCTGTAGAATTAATAGAATATCAAATGTTAAACAACACAAAAGGAGCAGACGCAGTATTAGATAGCTTCGGCGGCAGTGGAACTACGCTTATCGCTGCAGAAAAAAATGGCAGGGAGTGTTTTACGATGGAGGTAGACCCCAAATATTGTGATGTCATTATAAAAAGGTGGGAGGCTTATACGGGTAAAGAAGCGACACATCAGTATACTGGTTTGACATTTTCCAACGTACAGAAAAATACAGAAAATGGCTAAAAAGAACGGCGACTACCCCAAAATAACGAGCGAGCTCAAGGAAAAACTGCGAGTTGCGTATGTGCAGGGAGAGCCGGACGCACAGGGATTCCGCAAGACGGCGAGTATAGAATCGTTAGCAAAAGAACACAGTTTGTCCGTCAATACGCTGTACAAGATTTCACAACGCGATGGTTGGAAGGTTCAGCAAGAAAAGTTTCAGATGAGCTATCAAGACAAGCTGGACCAACAGAGGATCAAGGAGTTTTCTTTAGAGTCTAAGAAGTTTGACTCTGCGTGTCTGAATATAGCGAAAGCGCTGATCACAAGGGTCGGCGCCAACATTCGCGATGCCCAAGATCAAAGCGCGACAGAGTTTACTCCAGCGCAATTAGACTCCTTGGCCGGGGCTGCTATAAAAATACAAAAATTTGCAAAGCTAGCGCTGGGGGAGACCACCGATAATATAAGTATAAACGCGGACCTAACACAAGATGACAGCTTCAGACGAGCTATGGAATTGCTGGACGAACTTGAAGACGCCAAGCGAGCAGGCGGCTCTCAAGCTCCGCACTGATTGGATAGAGAAAGCAAGACCAAAACAAACTAAACCCGTAGGTGACTTCTACATATGGCTCATATTAGCTGGGCGAGGATGGGGCAAAACCAGGACCGGCGCTCAAGACGCAGCAATTTTCGCGTGTACTAATTCCAACGTCCACGTTGCGGTGGTGGCTCCAACTCACGGTGATTTGCGTCGGGTTTGTTTTAACGGACCGTCTGGCCTGATGTCTATAATCCCGCCAGAGTGTTTGGCGCACAACAGAGACTTCAAGGGCTATTCATCAAGTATGAGTGAGATACGTCTCGCCAACGGCTCAAGGATCACGGGCTATGCTGCGCAAGAGCCAGAACGTTTACGGGGGCCGCAGTTTCACAGGGCTTGGTGCGACGAGATAGCTTCGTGGCGATATCCGGAGGCTTTTGACCAGCTGATGTTTGGTTTGCGATTGGGGAGTGATCCGAAGTGCATCATAACGACAACGCCACGCCCAAGTCAGATGATCAGGAACTTGGTGATGCGATCTGACGTTGTGTTGACTAGCGGCTCTACGTTTGAGAACGAAGAGAACCTCGCTGCGAGTACGGTTTCTATGTTGCGGGAAAAGTACGAGGGGACCACTCTGGGAAGGCAGGAGCTTTACGCAGAAATCATAGACGCGACAGAGGGAGCTCTCTGGAAACCCCAGATGATTGACGAAACCCGGCTTTCGCCGGACGTAGAAAAAGAGCTGCAAAGTATCATCATCGCGATAGACCCAGCTGTTACGTCTGGTGACGATTCCGATGAGACGGGTATTGTGGTCGTGGGAAAAGACGGTCAGAATCGTTACTACGTTCTTGAGGATCTGTCCGGTAGGTATTCTGCTGATAATTGGGGTAGGATTGCTGTTAGGGCGTACTTTGAGTGGCAGGCTGATAGAATCGTTGCGGAAGTAAACAACGGAGGCGACTTGGTAGAAAGGTTGATCAGGACCGTTGACCCTAACGTACCGTACAGAGGGGTCCATGCCACGCGAGGCAAAATGGTACGGGCAGAGCCGGTTGCCGCATTGTATGAACAGAAACGCGTTCACCATATGGGAACCTTCCCAGAGCTAGAGAACCAAATGTGTACTTACACAGGGGAACGACCAAAGCCAAGCCCTGACCGCTTAGATGCCCTTGTATGGGGGCTGTCTGAGCTAAGTAAGTCAGGAGGCAGCGTCTCATGGAGGATTAGTTGATGGGCGTATTTGACAGTGTAAGAGGTATATTTAGAGGCGGAGAGCGCGTAGAGACAAAGCAATCGTCAATGGTCGGTTACTTCGGCATTCAATCAGGAGCGCACAAAAATTATAGCTATGAAGATCTCGCAAGAGAGGGCTACCTAAAAAACGCAATCGTATATCGTTGCGTCAACGAGATAAGCAAGGGCGCGAGCTCTGTGCCATTTATGGTTAAGAGTGGCGATACAGTCTTAGAACAACATCCTTTGATAGATCTTTTACAGAGACCAAACCCTCTGCAGTCCTACAGCGAGTTTTTCAACAGCCTATTCGGTTATTTGCTACTAAGCGGTAACTCGTACTACGTCAAGGTAGGAGGCCTGAGTAACCAACCACGAGAACTCCATTTGTTACGTCCGGATCGCATAATCATCAAGGGAGGGAACGGCTCAATGCCGTCGCAGTATGAGTACGTGATTAACGGGCGCACAGAACAAATTTATGAGGTAGACCAAGACACGGGGTTCTCAGATATAAAGCAGACAAAGCTTTGGAATCCGCTGGACGACTTTTACGGATGCTCTCCTTTGAGCGCAGCCGCAGTGGAAATAGATCAACACAATATGGCGTCCAAACACAACATATCACTGTTAAATAACGGCGCGAGGCCTTCTGGCGCAGTTGTTTTCAAACCGAAAGACGACGCGGGCTACCAAGTAAATTTGAGCGAGTCGCAGCGCCAACAGTTGCTAACTGATCTCAACAATCGTTTCTCCGGGACGATGAACGCGGGGCGTCCGCTTTTGTTGGAGGGCGACTTTGATTGGAAAGAGATGGGCTTGTCGCCAAAGGATATGGACTTTATAAACCTCAAACACATGAGCGCCACAGACATAGCGATGTGCTTCGGTGTCCCTAGTCAGCTTGTTGGTGTGCCAGATGCGCAGACTTACGCAAACGTAGCGGAGGCAAGGCTCGCTTTATATGAAGAAACGATCATCCCGTATCTGCGAAAGGTAGAGAGCGATCTAAACGAGTGGCTGGTTGCGCAGTTTAGCGAAACGCTAGAGTTTTGTTACGACATAGATCAAATACCAGCTCTGTCAGAAAGGCGGCGCCGGGTTTACGAAAACGTAGTCGCTGCAGTTAACGCAGGGATTATGACGAGGAACGAAGCAAGAGAGGCGGTTGGTCTGTCACCTGTGGACGGAGCAGATCAACTCTTGGTGCAAGCGACGCTATTTCCGCTTGGAGAGACAGAGGCGCCAGACACTGCGCAGTCAAATGAGGATGATGCTGCAGAGTTGGAGGATGATGAGAAGGCTCTCTCTGATATAGATCTGAAGCCATCAGAGGGAATGGTTGCAGAAGCAAGAAAAGGTTTAGAGTGGCGACGGGAGTTTAATCGTGGTGGTACTGACGTCGGCGTCGCAAGGGCTCGGGATATTGTGAGCGGTAAGAACATGAGCATCGACACGGTGAAAAGGATGTTCTCCTTTTTCAGCCGTCATGAAGTAGACAAAGAAGCGGAGGGGTTTAGACCTGGCGAGGAAGGTTATCCTAGCCCGGGCAGGATCGCGTGGGCGTTATGGGGAGGAGACGCAGGGTTTTCGTGGTCCAGAAAGCGGCGTGATCAAATAGAACGCGAAGAGTCCAAGAGCGAAGTTGTGAGGTTGACGAATAATGGATGACGTAAAAATTCTGACGGCGTTTATCAATAAGCTAACGGATGAGACCAAACAAGTATCAGCGAAAGTTAAAGAAGGGCTGAAGGGCAAGGTTTCAAAACATAACGAAAAGTATGGAGACTCGCCAACGAAAAGGGTGACGTTACGGATGCTGGAAGCAGTGTTTCGGCGGGGAGTCGGCGCATACAACAACAACCCAGCGTCTGTACGACCATCAGTCAACAACGCAGACCAGTGGGCTTATGCGAGAGTGAACTCGTTCCTGCGAGCGCTTCGCACTGGCAGATTTAGGTCAGGCAAGCACGACACAGATCTGTTCCCGAAAGGTCATCCTCTCAGCAGCAAGACTTAGTGCTACAAAGGAAGCAATACCTAGAGACTGCGCGACGCGGCCGGATACGTCGTATCTCAGAACTGCGTAAGCACGACGCGCTGAGGAAAAGTCTGGAGTCTAGGATATTTAGTAAGGTGAGAGCTTTTCTGCGCAAGTTTGGTAACACGCAGTCATTCCTTTATCGAGAATTTGGACTATTTGAGCCGGGCGTTGCGTCTGTCCAGCTGACGGAGGAGCTGTTCCCGTTAATGGACGAGCACTACAGAAGATGTTTTGTCGCCGTATTCAAAATGAACAACGAAGCATATGGCCTCGGCAAGAAGCAGGAGGAGGTGGAGATCTTTGGAAGACAGATTGACATAGAGCGATTCGTTGCCAGCTACTTCGCAACTAGGCAGCTGTTGCTGAGTAACGTGTCTAACCGTGTCGCGAGGCGCATCGATAAGGTTATCAGGGATGGTCGCCTTGCGGATAAGAACCTCCAAGAGATCAGCAGAGACGTTGCTAAAGTGGTTGCTGGCTTGGCGCCCGCAAGAGCGGCGTTAATTGCGAGAACAGAAACGCATAGCGCTGTGAGCGCAGCGAACCATCTCTATTACGGGCAACTGCAAAAAGACTACGATATCAAGATGATGAAAACGTGGGTGAGCACAGCTGATGCGCGTACCCGTGTAGAACATCGGAACGCCAACGGCCAAACGGTGGAGATGTCAGAGCCATTCATAATTGCAGACCCGAAGCTTGGTACAGTGAATATGCAGCACGTCGCAGACCCAGCGGGAGGCGCTTACCATAGTGTAAATTGTAGATGCGTGATAGTTTACGCAGATGAAAGGGATGTTGTGTTGAATTAAATCTTGGTCTAGGATTATCGCTGCTATTAATCAATAGCTAGCCGGTTTCAAAGGAAACCCCAGACCAGATGTAGGGATGGGAACATTTATGGCAGAGAGTTTACTGACAGATAACGAAGCTGGCGATGAAGCAGAGGTGTTTCACGTGGAACAAAACTCTGAAGATTCCAAAGAGCGCATCCGTCGCGACGTCTTTACCACCCAAGAAGAAGCCGAAGAAAGAGCCCGCGCAATCGGTTGTGTGGGAACGCATTCTCATGATGAGGATGGCAGGCTGGTTTATATGCCTTGTGAATCCCACGACGATTACATGAGGCTGACAGGCGACGACGTAAAACAAGACGCTGAATATTTAGACATCAAGTCGGAGTTGAAGGCCTACCACGACGATGAAGACGAAGAAAAAGGCACCGGCGAGTTTGAGGGATACGGATCCGTTTTCGGCAACGTAGACCTCGGTAACGATGTCATTCAGAAAGGCGCCTTCAAAAATAGTTTGAAAAAACGCAAGCCAAAGCAAGTGAAACTCTTGTACCAACACAAAACCGACATGCCGATAGGCGTTTTCGATGAAATAAGAGAGGATGACAAGGGCTTGTATGTAAAGGGGCGTTTAGCCCTTGAGACCCAAGCGGGGCGTGAGGCTCATGCCTTGATGAAGTTAGGAGCCTTAGACGGTTTGTCTATCGGATTTAAGGTAGACCCGAAGGGATATAATTATGACAGACGGACGAAGCGCCGTGTAATAGATGAAGTAGATCTTATGGAGGTGTCTTTGGTCACATTCCCGATGAATCCAAAAGCTATGGTGAGATCGGTGAAAGGCCAGGATATATCCATCAGAGAATGGGAAAA